ATGAAAAAAACATCAGATATTGTTGGGAGGAAATTGGTAATTTCCTTGGCCTGTCTTCTTCGATTGGTAAGACCTATTTTTCGAAGGAATTCTGCGTTATCAATTCGGTTCTTTATGATTTTAAACGATATGATCCTGAAAGTTATCTTAGATTCTCTGATTCTATTGGATACTTTTTGGAACGACCTTATATAAATTTAGGGTTACTCTTTGGTCAGCCGAAAACAAATTTTGGTAATGTAGATAAGCAGGTTTGGCACCTTGGTCCAATTCACCGAGACTTAATGTCTAAATGTCCTGATTTTCCCGAAATACGGGCGAGAGTCCACAAACAATTTATGTTTAATGTGAGACCAATCTTAGAGAAGATGGAGAAGGACATCGGTTACCATATGAAATGGTTTTGGCCAGAATGGTTAGGGGGTGTGGGTTTAGACCCCACATATGAAGAAAAACAAATTTCTTTTTTCGATAGGGCTTCAGCTTATGTTCAGAGAAAACTGATTGCTATGGATAGTTCCCTACGACCCCGCAGAGGAGGAGACTTCATCGAGTGGAAAATGCACGAACTGATTAATAAGCGTTATTACAGCGCATTAAATTGGCTAGGTGAGTGCCCATACCTTGAAGCACAAAATGATGAAGATAGCTGGTTATCTCTTAAGGACGAATCTGATAAAATATATGGTAAATTAACCATTTCACTTTTATTCGATCCTTTAGTTGACCTAGACGAGTTACATAAGAAGGTTCAAACCTATGTAGAAGTAACTGAGGATAAGAAAATCAGCAACGAAGAAATCAAGAGAGATTTATTCGAAAAAACGTATTTACATAACCTAAAAATTTATCATAAAAATGCTATGCAAATTGCTCTCTGCCACGAACGCGTGTTAAGCGAGAGAGGCCTCAAACAAGGAATATTACCCTTGGAGGACATGGTTCATGATTCTACGAAACTTTATCTACCACTATGTGAGAAGACGTTCCGACAACCCCAAATATCATGGGGACGAACGCAAACGAAACTACCGAAGCATAGGATAGTTAACTAATGGATGCTACATGACTAAAATAGATACTAAATAATCTTTCTACGGAAGGCAATAGGTCTGTTTTATGAGAATGCAAATATTATACTATTTGATGCTTCAACCAGAAGGAAAACTGGATTAATCTCTAATAAAACCGGAATAAGCTTGCCA